CACACCGGGCCTCCCCAGACGAGGACGCCCGTGATGGCTACAGGAAAAAAAGTAGGTAGGCCAAAGAAAGTTAGTACCGACAACCACGCTGCGATAGCTGCAGCAGTAGAATCCCAAATGAACGCGGAAGGGATCTACAAAGCCACACATCTGGCACCCGGCGAATTTGAAAAACGCTGGACGGACGCAGCTGCTAAGTTGAAGAAGTAGCCACCCTCCAAAAACTGAAGTAGACTGTGGCCCATGGGCAGAAATAAGAGAAGACCAAAGGCTCCGACGTTTGCAGAAGACGTGTCGGATCTCGTCCCGCACAAAGACCACTTTCACCCCCGGGGGTCGAATGAGAAAGTCTATCGCACGCAAGAAACTACCGAGGGCCTCAGCCCTCACAAAGACCACTTTCACGACGATTCCGGCGCCAAAGTAGGCGTGACTGGTAACCGTGAAGATGGCAGCGTGGCACCAGACGAGACGACAGTCGAGAACGAATCTACCAATACACAGAAAACCGAGCGCAGGCGCCGACGCAAAGGCACCGGCGTACTAGACACTATGATTCGACGCCGGGGTGGCAGTAGCTCTACCGCGTCTAAATCGGGGCAGTTGCTATGAGATACTACGGCGGAGAAGGAACTGGAGTAACCACGGGTTCTCGGAAACGGGTGACCCCGAAACGGGTGACTGCGGCGATCCAAAGCAATAACCCTAAGTCTGAGACCCAAATAGAAAACGAAATGAGCGACGGTGTGACCGGCGCCAAGCGTCCACGAAAGAAGAAAAAAGCAATCTCGACGATGCTTCGAGGATCTTCCACTCTAGGGTAACCATGAAGACTCTTACAGCCGAAATGGCTCACCAGATGATTCAGCACATGTTCACAAAGCAGCAGAATGTTTTGGGCTTGTGGCAAACTCTCGCAGACAATTTTTACCCCGAGCGCGCCGACTTTCGGCACTCTCGGACGCTCGGCAGCGAGCTGGCCGACGCGACCGTCGACTCCCATCCGATTATAGCCAGGCGCGACTTAGGCAACTCTTTTCATGCCATGCTACGAGACGGCAACTGGTTTGAGTTGACTGCCGGGGCGGACACGAGGCTAGACTACGACGGCAAAGCGTGGCTCGAGTGGGCCACCACTCGACAACGCCGCGTGATGGACGACCGGTCTGCAAACTTTGAACGAGCCGTAAAGAACGGCGACCATGATTTTGCCAGTTTCGGTAACACCGTAATCTCTATAGAGCCTAACAAGACTTTTAGCGGCATAGTTTATCGAAACTGGCACTTACGAAACTGCGCGTGGGAAGACGACGCGACCGGTCAAGTTGAGACCGTAGCGCGGAAGTGGCATCCCACCCTGCACGAGCTAGTTACTGTCTTCGGCATCGAGAAACTGCCGCCGGAGCTAAAGACTAAATACGAGAAGACCCCTTTCGAGAGCACGGAGGTGTACCACCTCGTATTGCCTTCCGAGCTGACGCACAACGAGGAGTACATCGGGAAGTTTAAGTACGTCTCGATGTTTATCTTTGGTAAGCAGAAAGTGCTGATTGAAGAGAAAGGGATCAACTACAAGTACTACGTTGTGCCCCGATTCCAGACTATCGCGGGATCCCCGTACGCGTACAGCCCGGCCACGATATGTGCCCTACCTGACGCTCGGACGCTGCAAGCAATGACATACACTCTGCTGGAAGCAGCAGAAAGATACGCCCGCCCTCCGATGGTGGCGACCCAGAAAGTGGTAACTGGTGTTGTGGACCTACGCCCCAACGGAATCACTTGGGTGGATAACGAGTACGACGAGCGCCTCGGCGCTGCGCTAAGATCTATCGATCAAAACAAAGGCGGATACCCCATTGGGGCCACTGAGCGCGGCCGGATCTACGACACAATCAATCGAGCTTTTTACCTCGACTCGCTATCCCTGCCGCTAGACGGCCGAGAAATGACGGCGTACGAAGTACAAGAGCGGATGGAGCAGTACCGGCGTGCGAACTTGCCGCTGTTTGCACCCATGGAGAAGGATTACAACGGCCAGATCTGTGAAACAACATTTGATCTGATCATGATGATGGGCGGATTTGGGTCCCCACAAGACATACCCCAATCCCTCGGAGGGCAAGACGTGGACTTCAAGTACAAGTCCCCACTGTCCAGCGATGAAGAAGAAGAGAAGGTAACCAAGTTCTCTCAGACATCTCAACTGCTGCGCGAAGCAGCTGACCTTGACGCCGGCCTGGCAGACAACATCGATCTGGACGTAGCTATCCGCGATGCAGTCGAAGGCATGGACGCGCCAATTCAGTGGCTACGGCCGCAGGAACAGATCATCGAAATCCGACAAGCCCGACTTGCTCAACAGGCAGCTGCTCAGACAGCTGAACTGGCGCAGCAGTCGGGGCAGGGGGCATGAGTTTTGTCCCCGAAGCCTTCAAAACGGCACAACTAAGCAAACGAGAGATCTGGGCCCTCAAAGCTCTAGAAGCGGGTACTGCCGATCCTTACGCGCAGACCCTTGCACTTTCCGCCATCCTGAATAAACTATCGAGAGCCTACGACTGTCATTTCGTGCCAACAGACAGAGACGCTACCGCGTTCCTGCAGGGCCGGGGCTTCGTTGGGCAGGAGATCGTCAAACACTTACGAATTGACCCCACAGCTTTAGCTAATCACAAAGAGGAATTGTAACTATGCCAACCGATCCGATCGAACCCGCCATCGTGGCGGACGCCCCAGTAGATGCCCCAGCAGCTGCCCCAGTAGATGCCCCAGTAGATGCCCCGGTAGATAAGTGGTTTGCGGCACCGGGCGACTCGTGGCGAGAAGATATCGCGGGCGACGACGAGGCCAAGATTAACCAGCTGAAACGCTTCGCTGACCCAAATGCTCTGTTCAACAGCTACTTTGAGGGCCAAACAGAACTTCGGGCCAGAAAGGAAGTGAACTCTGGAGTGTTACCAGACGACCCAAATGACGAGCAGCTGCAGGCGTACCGAGAGAAAAACGGCATCCCTGCAGAAGCTAAGGACTACGAGTTCTCACTGACCGACGGTCTGGTGATGAGCGAGGCGGACAAGGAGGAATTCCAACCGCTGTTCGAGTACATGCACTCCAATAACGTCAACGGGGAGATGGCCAGTGGCATGGTAGACACGTACATGCACATCCAGAACGAAGTTGTGGCCAGAGAGGAGGCAGCGGATTCTACGGACGCGGCTATGGCGATCCAGACACTGAAAGACGCGTGGGGTGGCGAGTACGAGACAAACAAAAACCTCGTTACCGGCATGTTTGCTTCTAACTTTCCCGCCGATGCGATCGATGGGTTCATGAATGCTCGACTCTCCGACGGCAAGGCGTTGTTCAACCACCCGGGAATCATGGCGGCGTTTGCCAACATGGCTCGCACGATCAACCCGGCTGCCACGCTGGTTCCTACAGGCAATAACCCCATAGCATCGCTGCAAGGACGTCGCACGGAGCTAGAAGGAATGATGTCTGCTGACCCGGATTGGCACAAGAAACCGGACCTGCACAAGGAATATATCGACATTGTGACAGCACAAGAGACGCTAAACGCTCGACAAGGCTAGTCGGAGACGCCTATACTCGGAGCCACAATGCGTAGTAGACCCCTGAAACGAGTCGCGCAGCCCTAGAGCACTCTTAGCGGAGTGCACTGGCTAACCTGCACCGTAGTAGAAGGCTAACTCGAACCTGTATTGAAATTGTACGTTAATTTTAATTCTAAACGGGAGATTTGAAATGTCAGATACGGCCTTTCAGACCATGTACCGTCAGGAGATGATAGCCGGATTCGAGAAGCGTCAATCGCTTTCTCGCCGCACCTGCATTACGGAAGCCGATATTAACGGCAACCAAGCGGTGTTTCTGGTTGGAGACTCAGGCGGGGCACAAGCAGTAACGCGTGGAGTAGATGGCGACATCCCCACACGTCCAGATAATTTGACTCAAAATACAGCTATCTTGCAAGAGTGGCACGACGTTCCAGAACGCACCAGATTCAACATCTATGCGTCTCAAGGTGACGGCCGCGCTCTTATGCAGAAGACCTGTATGTCTGTTATCAATCGCAAGATCGACAACGACATCCATGACGAGCTATCTACAGCTACAGTTACTTGGGGCACTGCAGCAGTTGCTACT